ACAACCGAAAATGCTGTAAAGATACAATTGTATAGTGCAATCATTGCATATTGCTTGGTTGCGATTGTTGAACGAAAAATGAAATTGAATATGGAAATGTATGATTTGTTAAGAATTTTGTCTGTCTCATTGTTGGACAGAACCCCTCTCGTAGATTTGCTCGGCAAAAGCAAACCTGCCGAGAAGTTACAAACTGTAAGAGAATTAAGTCTTAAATTTATTTAGTGGACACTAGTGCTCGCCATCAGAGACTACATAGAGTTCCCATACACTTATGATGAGCTGCTCTCTGTCATTGTCGCAGACATCAAACGGCAGAACTCAATGTGTAATTCTACCGATGAGGTGGCTGGGTTCTGGAACATCATCAATGCTGCAGTACAGATGGGAGAGCTTCGCAAGGACCAAGACTTCAAGATCAAATTGGTGGGGAGCCTCTCAACCAACAAGACGAAGTTGGATAACTGGTCACAGCCTAAGAGCATACTCATGATACGCAAGGACATAACCATGGCCATATATCGCAAGTTAGGTCGCTCCATGGATGTCAACCTGTTGCCGAAGGAGTCATTGCTGCATTATTTGCAGATAGGCCCGGAATTCTATGGTACGGCCAAGAATGCAGAGAGGTTCAAAAAGTTTGCACCTAATGGTTTGCCGGAAACGGCAGAGAAATTAGATGAAAATGGGCAGGTGATTGGTCGTCAGACCTTATGGTATAAGGACCGACCGCTCTGTTTCGATTATAAGATGGTTTCGGAGAGATACGCCATCGACTTCGAAACCGAAACAGGTGATGAGGAGAAGGCACAAAAAGACCCTTACCTCATGACAGATGATGAGTTGAAAGCGGCAGGGTTGCCGCAAATAGGTTTTTAGTTATTTTGTTTAGATCATATCCTTAGCCCTGGGGAAGAAAGTGTTCTTCCTCGGGGCTTTTTTTGTTTTTAGGGTGAATTTATCTCATATACGTACATACACATTTTTCGATGTGGCATTTGTGGCAATTGTGGCAACGCTGATTTTCAGCGGTTTAGAGGGGTGTGGCATTGTGGCAATTTTGTGGCAATTTGTGGCAACGCATAGGGCAGTCATAAAGGAGTTGTGGCATTGTGGCATTTTATTTATATAATGTGGCATTTATATAAATAAGATAATATCTGATAATCAGATAGTTACGTAAAATGCCACAAATGCCACAACTGAAACGGGCATTTTTGGGTGTCCCAAATATTTTTATGCTTTTTCTCCTAAAAATATGGGGGAGAAAATAAGAAAATACCGCAGAGACGGTGTTTTCTCGATTATTTTTCCTAAATTTGCGGAGATTTTAATATTTATTTTATGAGTAAATTCCTTATATACCTCGAAGTCGAGCCATATATGAAACAGTGGCTCACACATTCGTTTGGCGACCCTGTGGTATTTCCCCCTAACAGCAATGAGAATGCTGTCATCCGCAGACTTACCACTAAGCGTCCTTACAACAACACTCCTGAGCAACCAACAGAGAAAACGGTGGCCATCTGCATACCTTCATCGAAGTCGAAGAGCCCGGAGACATACAATTATCTGACAAGTTTCGGCAAGAAGGCGTTGGGTGAGAGTTTAGATGATCTCTTTCGCATCAATATGTGGTGTGACCTTGGAGATTTGCAGGATACATCATGCAAAAAGATGTCTGCATTCCGAGCGTGGTGTCAGACACATGGTATTGACATAGAATATGCCGAGACCATCCGTATGAAATGGTATCGGATGCGCAAATCTTATCAGAATGTGGGTGTCAACCTCTTTAATAACAAAAGATACCATATAACATAATTTAACGCTAAAAAGTTACATACTATATACCCTATTTTTGAACAGATGCGAACAACTGCGAACAGTTGCGAACAGACACGAAATATTTTAAGTTATGAGATATCTAAATCACATTTCAAAAATTCATAGGATACCTTCATCGAAGTTGCCTTTTGAGACACTTCTTGGCAATAAGACATTTTCACTTCCTGAGAGTCTTGATTGGGAGAGAGTGGAGTTCCAGAGACCTGCAAAGTTGGAAATTACTGACAAATTGGATGATGGGGTTCGTGTTTATACACATAAATTGATATATCGCACGTGCGAGTGCAATATTGATAGTTCGGTCAGATACGCATATCTGATAGAGGATATTGAAGGGCGAAAATATCTGATAGGTGAGCCTTCAAGACCATATCCGACAGTCAACGTCTCGTATGTGCATCCTGATTCATATTCCTCAAGCACGTTGACGGAGGTCACTGTGCAGTGGGTCGCAACTCGTAAAGCACCGAGAATAGAGTGATTTTCCGTATTTTCTTTTGGCAATTGCCATGCTTATCTTTGCAACAAAAAAAAGCGCATGAAATACGGTATGATGATTTGCGGTACCATAGGTGCAGGATACGACTGGTGGACTGGTACCTACGGCACACGCTCCAAGGATGTCAAGAATTACCTTGACGCACATTCCGATGAGGAGGTCAATATTGCAGTCTCTTCACCGGGTGGATACGTTGATGAAGGTCTTACCATCTATCAACTTATCAAGGATCATGGCAATGTCAACGTCCATGTGTTGGGCATGACCGCTTCTATTGCAACCGTCCTCTGCATGGGTGCCAAGCACGTTACCATGAGCGTCGGCAGCACCATGCTCATTCATAATGCGTCAACTGGAGTCACTGTATGGGAGTCTGCAAACAAGGAAAAACTTGACCAGCTGATTGCAAAATTCCAGAAGCAGCGTGATGACCTTGACACAATAGACAAGGTCATTGCATCTGTCTATGCTCAGCGATGCGGCAAGACATCTGATGAAATCGTGACGCAGATGAACAAAGGCAGCTGGATGACACCAGAGATGGCTCTGGAGATGGGGCTCATCGATGAGATAAGAGATCTGGATGAAGAGGACAGCAAGAGACAGACCAATCTTGCCAAGAGGTTCACAAATTCTTATTGTCAGAATTTGGGGCTCCCGCCTATCAAGAACAATCCGGATGAGAAACCTTCCAAGAACTTCATGACACAAGTCATAGATGGTGTCAGGGAGTTTTTCAATAACAATAAAATTAATGAAATGAAGAAGAAATTCCTCAACCTTCAGAACATCCTTGACCGCAAGGATGATTTTGAAGTGACCGATGAGAAGATTACACTCACCGATGCAGAGATGCAGAAAATCGAGGATGCCATTGCCGAAAAGGAGAAAAAACTGACCGATACGGCAGCTGATCTCACTGCTGCTAATGACAAGGTTAAAGATCTTGAGACCAAATTAGCAGAGAAAGACAAGGCCATCGAAACCAAAGACCAGGAAATTTCCGACCTCAAAAATGCTCCAGGAGCTAAGACCGAGGACAACCTGAAGGACCAGGTTCCGGATATTGACGCAGGTCAGTTGTATAAAGCAATGTCACAGATTAACTAAAATGGCAGTTACTGAAGGAAGCACAATTCAGATTACTCCAGATTCACTTAACACAAGCTATGCCAAGTTTCGCAAGGAATTGATACAGATGCCAACGCGAGCTTTGGACGAGGTTGCCAAATACATGAGCCGTCGAGTCGGTGTTCGTGGCAAGGAGACCGTTGGTGAGTTGAATGGAGACATGCAGATTGGTCCATACTCTCTTACACGTGTAGATGAGAATGGCGTGACTATAACAGGTCGTACACTGGAGACATACTTGGGTTCTGGCGTTAAGCCATTTGAGCCTAATGCGGTTCGTGAGTCAATCTATGGTTCAGACGTTTTCCAGGGCGATGCACTCAAAAACCAGCCTATCACCAAGCTCGTTGGAGCTTACCTCTTTGCCAAGGTAGGTGAGAGTTTCTTCAATACGCTTTTTACAGCTAAGCGAAACCCTGGGGGTAAGAATACCGCAGATCTCTACGATGGCTTCAAGACTATCGCGGATCAGGAAATCAAAAACAAGACTGTCTCTACAGAGAAGGGCAACATCTTCAAAACTACGGCCATCACAAATGTCAATGCTGTTGATGCTTTAGAGGCATTTTACGATGCTGCAGACCAGAAGCTCAAGAACACCAAGACATTCATGTTCCTGAACAGCTCTGAGTTGATGCACTACGATCGTGCATACCGCAGCGTCTATGGTAGTGTCAATTACAACAAAGAGTTCGGCAAGTCGAAGCTCGACGGTTGCAACAACTGTACACTCATTGGCCTTGACAACATTCCTGTTGGCTTCAAGATCATCACTCCAGGCAGCAACATGCTCATTGGTCTGGCTACTGAGGGCACCAACTGCAATTTCGAGTTTAAGGACTCTCTGGTATCTCACTTCTTGATTGACTTCGTAGCTACCATGTACTTCGGTACTCAGTTCGAGTCTATCAGCAAGGAGCGCATCTTGTTCGGTTACGATGAGATTCCTGCAACAGAATAGGAGTCTCATCATTCAAAAACACATTATTATATAATATAATATGGCAGATCAGCAAAAAAAATCATGCACAGAGTCAGCTGACCTCTACGAGGATCTCCTGAAGTGTCCTGGTGCCAAGAGATTGCCGGGAACAGGTCGCAAGGTCTATCTTTCACCACGTCGATGGATCACACAGCTGGCTAAACCTCAGCTGGAGAAGGCTGCATCCATGAAGGATTACCTTGTTATCAAGGAGTCACACAAAATGGTTGCAGACAAGAAGTTCATCGTTGCATACTTGTCAACAGACAAGTCAAACTTCAGTTCTGAGTCACAGGGCGAGAATGGCTCAAAGACCATGCTCAACAAGCTTGCGCTTACATTCCCTGGCACAGAGGAAGAGCAGTCTGCACTTGCATCTATGCTCCTCAATGAGGATATCATTGCTCTGATTCCTCAGCGCAACGGCAAGTGCCGTCAGTTCGGTGATGATAACTTCGAGTGCTCTGTTGCACCTGCACAGTCATCCGGTTCGTCTGTCACAGACGAAACCAACACAACTGTTGAGTTGTCAGTCGGCTGCGAAACACTTCCACCATTCTATTATGGTGACATCCCAACATCTGAGGGCACATACTCCGGTGAAACTGGAGAGCTGAAGGTGACAACTGGTGACGTTTAAGTTCCGTTTTCAGATAAATTCTAATTAAACATGTTCCTGGCGAGGCGATGCTGTCGATGGCTCGTCTCGCCTTTTTAATTTTGAGAATATGAATGATGTCAAATTTACACAGAAAATAAAGCAGTGGTTCGATAGCGAACATACTGATGAGAATATTCGTGAGGGTGCCATGCTCCTCCTGCAGATCAACAACAACAGACACCTCTATCAGCAGATCATGCTGAGACCTCAGAGAATGCTTGAGCATCTGAAATATGAGCTGCAAAAGCACTATGACTACCGCATCAAGGGGTTGAGCCTTGACGAGGTGCGCAAATTCGATGGTGAAGTGACACCATTACTGCAGAAAGCGGTCGATTCCACCGCAGATGCTGACAAACTTGCTGCTGATGTAGCACCACATTTGCCGTTTGTTGATGCAGAAAACACCGATTCCATCGATGCAACTGCTATCATCGCAAAGGGTAAACGTGCAGATCACGAACAACTTCCCGATGAAATCAAGGAAATTTGGGATGCAAACATCCAGAGATGGAAGCGCATCAAGGAGCTTTTCGAAGCATGCAAGGCTTATCAGTTGTCGTGCGATCGCTTCGAGGGGCTGAATGCAGCCAACGAGGAATTCCAGAAGATGCTCCTAACTCTTAAGACAGAATATTATGCCTACAAGCAGAGCATGGATCAATATGACCATGCAGTTCCTGGTCAGAAAGAAGAGAATGCTGAGACCAAGACTGAAGTCGTGATATCGGCTAATGCCATCGGCAATGCTCGTTCCTACATCACCAAGAATATTGATAAGTTGATACAGCTGAAGGCTGATGGCAAGACAGAGCAGGCTGAGAAGTTGCAGGCTAATATCGAGCAGCGTGTGAAAACCCTGCTTGATGCCAAGGCAGAGATTAAGCCTGCCACGCTTGACAAAATCAAGGAGGCTGGCATCGTGATTCCTGCTGAAGGTGAGGATGAGAGCATAGCAGAGGAGAAGCCAGATGAGAGCCAAGCAGATCAGACAGGCACTGAAACCGCTCCAGCAGAATAGTTCTCAGGTTTTTCTTGGCCAAGGATTACACACCCTCGGTTTGCTGGGATGGATTTTGGAGCAGACGGGTCTTGCGCAAGTCGCAGTCACCACCTTCTCCACATCTGATGCATTCCTCTGCGGAGTGCTCAATCTACGCAACCGGGGGCTGATTCAGCACTCAACGTTAGTGGCTGATGTCAAGGCTTCAGCCAAGACACTCAAACTGAGTCGGCTGATGACGGAGGCTTTTGACGAAGTGAAGCTCACGCTCAATCACTCCAAAATCATGCTTGTGGCTAACGATGAGTGGTTAGTTACTGTGATTACATCTCAGAACCAGACTTATGGTGACCGTGCGGAATGCACATTCCTCACTACAGATAGAGATGTATATCTCAATGTTCATAATATGCTAAATGATTTGTTAGATGATACGACAACAATTTCCCTTCCTCGAGGAGAGCAAGCTACTCCTGCAGAGCGTGCATGACCTTGGCAGAGCGTTGGCACCAGTCGATCAGGTGCCAATCATGATTGATTTGCCAGAGGACGAGTCCTCGGCACTTAAATTAGAGTTGCAGGAGCCTCGCTCTCCTTATCGCAGGCAATATCTGCTCGGTCTGGCTGAGACCGCAAATGAGTTGCGAGCTTCCAATATCGCTCTCGCCAAGGTCGGGTCGCCTGGTGCATACCACGCTGTCATGTCGGAACTCTCGCAGATCATTGCTAATCTCACATAAATATGAGCCTACCGGTCAATGTCGATGATTACATGAAGTATATGCCTCTCAATGAGGATGAACTTCAAGATCTGCATCTCTCAGCTATTGTCAAGGCGAGAGTGGAGAGACTTCGAGGGTGCTATGCCTTTTGGCTTCGATATCCTCGATACACCGTTAGAGAGATGGTGGATCAGGACAAGGCTATGTTCCATGTCAGCGAGAGCCAGGCATACGATGACATTCATCTCTGCCAGCTCATGCTCGGCAATCTCAATGCAGCATCCAAGGAGTTCTGGCGCTGGAAGGTCAACCAGGAAATTGATGAGGATCGCAAGGCAGCCAAGGCTGCAGGCGACTTCCGGGCTCTTGCCTCGATGCAGAAAAACCGCATCAAGAATAATCGCACAGACTCACCTGATGAGCCTGATCTTGCTTTCGACAAGATTGTGCCTGTTGAGTTCACCATGACAGATGATCCTACGGTCATCGGTTTGCAGAAGATTCCTAATCTTCGAGCAAAAATCAAGAAAATGGAGAAGCGATACTCTATGCCTGACATAGAGGACGCTGATTTTGAGGAGTTGCCAAATGACGGGTCAACCTAAGAGACTATTCTTCAATGATGTGCAGTCCAGAGTCTTGCAGCTCATGCCTCATGACCTGGTCTGTGAGTGGGGGCGAGGCACAGGAAAGGGTGTGGTCGAAGCTGGACGCATACTCTATGCAGTCCAGCACATGCCTGGTTCATGTCTGGCCATGGTGGCACCTTCTGTCAAAAGATGCCAAACTAACATTCTTCCATCAGCACTTGTGCACCTCGAGGAGTGGGGCTACAAGCGAGACGTCCACTACATCGTGGGCAAGAAACCATGGAAGGCTTTGCACTGGAAGGAGCCACACTTCCAGCCGATGAACTGGGAAAATACTGTTGCTTTCTACAACGGATCATATCTCAATATCATCTCGCAGGACCGCAGCGGTACGTCTAACTCCCTCTCTCTCGACCATGTGTTCATTGACGAGGCGAAATTTATCGATTGGGAGCAGCTCAACAATGAGACGCTCCCGGCTAACCGTGGTAATAAGCAACTTTTCGGTGACTGTTGCTTGCACCATGGTCTTACGATAACTTCAGATACCTCTGCAACCAAGAAAGGTTCCTGGTTCATGCAGTGGGAGAAAAAACAGGATAAGGAGCTGGTCGCTACGCTCGAGTCTGTCATCGTGCAGCTGCATAGCATACGTAATAAGTTGGCAGCGCATCCAGAGCGATACGACTATTATATGTCGCAGGTGCAGAAATACCAGAAGATTCTCCACTCTCTGCGTTCCTACTGCCTCGTATATTCCAGATGCTCCAGCATTCAGAACCTGGCAGTTCTGGGTGAGGACTTCATCAGACAGATGAAGCGAGACCTCCCGAAGATGACCTTCATGACAAGCATCATGTGCCAGCATGTTGGTATTGCACAGGATGGCTTCTATAGCGGTCTTGATGAGGATCTGAACTTCTACACGGCTCCGAACTTCACTTATCTCGATGACCTGCAGTATTCCTTCAATCCCAAGAGAGATGCTCAGGACTGCCGCATGGATTCAGACATAGAGGACGGTTTACCGCTGATAATCGGCTCAGATGCCAACGCCAACATCAACTGTCTCGTTGTCGGGCAGGTGGGTTCTGATACGAAGCTGCGCATCGTCAACTCATTCTATGTGAAGTATGAGCGCAAACTTCCGGAGCTGGCTCAGGACTTCTGTGATTATTATAGATATCTCAAGGATAAGCGAGTCATATTCTATTATGATGCCACATTCGTGGGCAATGACTACGCTACACACAATGAGAAATTCTACCAGATCATCGCTGGTGTACTGCGTCGCAATGGATGGCTTGTGTCAGAGATCTATATCGGTAAGCCGATGAACCATCTCGAGAAGCAGTTGCTCATCAACCGCATGTTCAAGGGACATGCGCAGCACATGATCCTGATAAACCAGGACAACAATGAGGATCTCATCATCTCTATCGAGAGTGCTGGTGTATATAACAACGGCAAGGATAAAAGAGGCGAGAAGCTTATCGAGACTGATGAAGATCAGCTGCAGAACCGCACCGACTTCTCTGATGCCTTCGATACCGTATGCATTGGGGCAGAGAAATTTCCGCAGACTGCAGTATATATGGGTGGCTTGTCATGTTATCGTGGTTCGTGATTACTCATTTTTTGTTATTTTATATAAGTTTTTAAGTTATTAGTTGTTTTAAATTTATTTTATGCCAGAGGCTGTTGCTCGTGAGAGTAGCAGCCTTTTTTCATTCCTGCTGCAGAAGCGGTATCGCCCTTGAAGGTCGATGGATTGTCTGATTCGCTGTTCCGTACTTTTTTTTTAATGCATTCTCAATGCCCGTCATGTGTCCCCATTCGAAATTTCCTGTGCAAAGGTAGCTAATGGCGATTCAAACTGCCGCATGAACCTGAACTAACAAAAGCCAAAAAATCTACACGCGAAGCTAATTTTTTACCTTTTGTTACCACAGAACCCCACGTCTGTTTGCCTCTGCCATCGCAGTGTTGAAGCACAGGAAAAATCGAAAGGGCACACCGGGCTTTGTACGGAATGCAGTTCAAAAAAAAATACTCCACAGCTGGAGGCTGGGAAAAATCGGGGCTCCCGATCATTACCGGAATGCGTTTTTAATCATTCAAATTTTCCAAACATGAGACAGAGTTATTTCATCGAGTACGTTCCAAATTCGTACATGAACCTTTGCACAGACAAAGAGCAGCAGATGGCAAACAATCAGTTTGTCTATGATTTCAAGGCAGGCAACAAGGAAGCCTCACGCTATTGTGGCGAGTTGTTGATTAAGTATCTTTCACAGAGATATGGCAATTTGCTGAAAGATTTCGTGGTGGTTTTCGCTCCATGCAGCAGCCAAGCAAAGTACAACAAGCGTTTTTCCTATATCGCTGCAATGCTGAGAAACGTCTTGCATGTCGCAACCGCAAATGAGTATGTCCACATTTGGGGCACTCGCACACCTTTGCACAACGGAGGCAGCCACGTAGTTAGCGAGGAGTTTTTCAAAGTTTGCGTGGACGCTGATTTTTTCAAAGGCAAGAACGTCATTCTCTTTGATGACCTTTTGACAAGTGGCAAGACCATCGAGGAGTTTAAAAGCAAAATCGAAGCCGCAGGCGCTTACGTGGAGGAGGAAATCTTCTTAGGTCGAACAATCCACCATGACCCTATTTCTATGCGAGGTTGCTTGCAAGAGATGGCAGAAGGATTCTACGAAAGTGTAGCACGCTCAAAGAGATGTTTCCCTAATGGAGTTAAAATAAATAAGTCAAACAGAAAAATAGCATAAGACAATGAAAAGTTACAATACAATGTTAGCAGACGAAAGACCGGAATACAAGGCGGCAAACTATGGATTCGATAACCTCAGTAATACAGAACTTTTGGCGATGGTGATAAACCGAGGTGCAGGAACAACGGAGAGCATGAGACAAGCACGCCAGCTGATGAATATGGTAGATAACTCACTTTACAAATTGGCAAAGCTATCTATGTACGATATGCAAGTGGTGCCAGGGATAGGAGACTGCAAGGCGCTTGCCATACAAGCAGCGCTTGAACTTGCCAAGCGCAGGGCGATGGAGAAGAGTTGCTCACGCCCAGACATCAGTAGCAGTTTGGCAATCTATAACTATCTGCAACCGCTGATAGGCGATTTACAGGTGGAACAGGCACACGTCATGTTGATGAACCAAAACTTTAAATTACTCAAGCACGTGAAAATAAGCGAGGGCGGTCTTACTGAGACAGCCGTAGATGTTAGGGTAATCATCAAAGAAGCCGTGCAATGCAATGCCACCATCGTGGCACTCGCACACAACCATCCGAGCCAAAACGCCACACCATCACGTAATGACGATATGCTTACCAAGCAAGTGGCAGAGGCGTGCAAGTTGATGAGATTGTTCTTTATGGACCATGTGATAGTAACAGATGGAACATTTTATTCCTATCATGACAAAGGCAAGTTGTAGAAGGTGGGGCAATTGCCACGTAAAAAACTCGTACATATTCCGCTATGGCGAGCCGTGGCAATTGCCTGCAAGCGTAGGGCGGTGTGGGGTAGCATTAAAGCTACGCACGCCCCTTTTTTATCCAACTTTTGAAAAATCCGTGATTTTCAGCAAGTTGGCAAAAATGACCGTGGAAAATTTGTGCAAAATAGCACAAATTGCCAATCGGATTATTCCGATTGCCCCGCGAAAATGGCTACTTATGACAATTTCCAAGTAAATTGCCACAAGAAACGAGCCATTTTCGCGGAAACCCCTACATTGCATTCCGGGGTAAAAGAGGTATTCTGATTTCTTGACATCATCCGAGAATGATGGGAAAAAGAGGAAAAACCGTGTCTGATGGGGCTGAAATGTTAAAGTTTAGTTAATATAGCAAAAAAGCTACCTAAATATTTGGTAGTTTGTAGCTTTTTTGCTACCTTTGCAGTGTCAAAAAGACAAAGAGTTCATTGATTTTATGAAAACAAAAGATTTGATTATGAGACTGAGAGATGCGGGATGCGTCCTGTCTCGACATGGTGGAAATCACGACAAGTGGACTAATCCTAAAACGGGTGTGTCGCAGTTCGTACCAAGACATAGTGGAGAGGTTCCTACGGGACTTGCCAATAAAATCTTGAGAGACTTGGTTGGGGGTTAGCCCCAACCTTCCACCTTCAAATCCTTTTGTATTTTATGAGGGATGGACTCTTTTTTATAAGATAACTATAAATATATTATATTAATATGAAGGTACAGATTATAGTGGAGCAGGCATCTGATGGCAAGTTTTGGTGCTATACAGAGCAGGGTATCGGAGATGTTGGTCTGAGTGCCATTGGTGACTCTGTGGCAGCAGCAAAAGCTGACTTGATGGAGTGCTACGAGGAAGCAAGGCTGGATGCTGAGGAGAACGGCAAGACGTTTCCTGAGGTGGAGTTTGAATATAAGTACGACCTTCAGTCGTTCTTCAATTACTTCTCGTTCCTCAATGTCTCGGACATCGCAAAGAGAGCGGGCATCAACCCATCGCTCATGCGGCAATATAGCAGCGGTGTCAAAAAAGCTGGGGAGAAGACATACCAGCGACTCAACGCTTGCATGAGCAATATTAAAGCGGATTTACAAGCAGCCGTCTTCTGATGGTTGTGTTTTCATAAAGTAATTAAATGAACTCTTAAGCCCCTGGTGCGAGATGCATCGGGGGCTTTTACTAATAACTTATGGATGTTCTGAATATTGATGATACCAAGGCTGGAGCAGTCTTTCTGCTTCGCCAATTGGTCAAAGGTGATAATACGAGTATAGAACTCAGAAATAGCATGATTTGCGCACACGTGGATGATAGCTATTTCAAGTTTATCATTGAGGGACTTAGCGAGGGGTGCTACATCGAGGAGTCCTTCAGCATGTGGCGGATAACTCCCAAAGGGGTGCGATATCTGCAGGAATATGAGAGGCGACTGAATGTTGGCTCGGATTGGTCGATAGAGGGCAATTCTTCTGCTCAGGAAAAACAAGAGGCTGAGAAGATAAACGACCGGAGGTGGAATAGAAAAATGACAGTTATTGCGATTGTTATTGGCATATTATCCTTAATAGTAGCTTGCATAAGCCCTTTGATAGAGAGGGGATGGCAAGCCATATTATCGCTATTCCTTGGAGAATAGATATGATGTAGAGGGTCTTGATACGGCTCTCTATATTTTTTTTGTAAGATTCGTTTCTTTCCATACCTTATTATATTATATTAAAACACCTGCAAAATTAACCTTTTTTTCTTTAAAACAAAACTTTTTCCCAAAAATATTTGGCAGTTCCAAATATTCTCCTTACCTTTGCCACCGCTTAACAGATGATAGTAGTCTATCCGGCAGGGCGACCGTTTCGCCTATGGCATCTTGCCGCAGGCTTTTTTTATGCCCAAGAGTATCATTTTCCCGGCAACGGGAAAAAGGTGTACCTATATGGCGGCTGCATGAACCGTAGATTTGATTAGTCCTTCCGGATAAGTCATCATCTGTTAAGCAACGGGGAATGCAGCCGCCACCCTTTTGTACAATCGGCTGTTTAATGCTTAACAGATGATGCACTATGCAGAATTCTATTTTATTAAGTGATGCGCAGGTGAGACCTGCAGGCATCAGCGTAGAGGAGGGCATGAAGGCCCTCAAGTGTGAAATCAAGAAGCTCGCCAAGGCCAAGAGCGAAACCTTCAGTTTCCTCTGTGACGAGACGGTCACTTATGGCGACGTCGCAAAGGTCATGTTGGGCATGGTGGCTCTGATGGCCATCGTGGCAGTCAGCGGTTTCTTTTTCGGAGGGGAGGTGATGTGATGAAGCGCAAAGGTAAAAAGCCGTTCCCCTCTCGCAATCAAATTGATGCTTGCCGACTTCTTGCGAAGTGGTGCAAGCATACTAATGCAGCCGAAGCGGAGGTTAAATTTTCTGACAAATCAGATCGGGTAATATCCTCAGTTGCAGCCTGGAAGAGTGTAGATAAGCACGGCAACATCATCAGATGGCATAACAATCGTTTCTTCTACCTTCCATACAAGAGTTTTAAGGCTATGCCATACAAGATGACATTGGCCATGTACAAATCACATAAACAGACAAAAAAATGAAAGATAATAATTTAAATAACATAGAGACCAACAACCTCACCACCGAGGAGTTCCACAAGCTTCTTGCAGAAAATACTGCAAAACTGAATGCGCTTCGCTTTGATTACACTCAGCAATTGGCAGACGTTCAGGATAAATATAATAAAGACCTGGATGAAATAATCGCACAGGAGCATCATGAAAATGATGAGCTCCGTAAAGCAAGAAAAGAGTATGAGAGAGCCAAAGAGGAGTACGAACTTAATATTCGCAGTCTGAGAAAAGACCGCAACGATGCAGGACGCAGATACAACGTAGGCAAGGCAAAACTCAAGAACTACTGGAGTACCGAGAATGAGAAGATCCAGAGCGAGCGTCACAATATATTCGAGCGCTATAGAGATTCTGGGGGGCACTCACGGGAGATACGGAAGGACTCCTGCACCCAGGCTGGACAAGAGACAAGAAAGGAGGGATGAGCGATGAACAGGCGCAAGGTTGAGAATATCAGAGATCTCAATGTCAAGCGACGCGTTACCAATGAGCACGTCATGCTAAGATACTGGGAACTTGACAAGGAATACACAGAGCTATGGCGATATATGGAGCGTGTGAAGCTCGAAATCAAACTCTCTCGCACAGAGAAGCTCAGAACGCTGCAGACGAAAATCTTGCTGCGTCTTGAAGATGAAGCAGCACGCCTCTCACGTCAGCGAGAGAAGTATTCCAGATGGGCCGCAGATCTCTACTACTGGATGACACTCTACGATTGTGCTGCCAACAGATTGAGATTGGCCAAGAGTCGTAAAGCTGCTGCAGATGATGTGGCAGATGAGTTTCAAACCATTAATTTCGTATAATTATGCCAAAAAATGATAGATCAAATACTAAGTGCATGTTAGATGCATATTTCGTTTTTCGCTCAAATCTGCCAAAAACGGACGCTGATGGCCAACCATACCAGAAACGATTCAAGACTACAGAGGAAATCGCCTCAGAACTGGCAACCATGGTGGCAATAGATTACTCGGAGATAGTTGACTACATGAGAGAGAGGGATTATGTGGTTGCAACGCTGCCAGATGGCTCAATTGCGTGGGCAATCTGGGAGCGAGTTCAAGGAATATTATAATTTTTCCCATATTATATAAGTTGCTTTCGAAATTTTTTGCTAACTTTGTAGCGGAAAATTTGAATTTAGTCTGCGGGGAGTGGCGCGTGAGCGTCGCTCCCCGTATTTTTATTTCATCCATTTGCATATTATTTTTGCCTTAAAAAAGATAATATGACGATTAAATCAGCACCTTCGGGCACATGTTTCCTCGAAAACATACGTGACCTCGACATTCTCACATCCATGAGCCGAGTGCTCATCACCATCACCATAGGCGATTCTACCGTCTATGATGAATATCTCTATCCTGCAGACGGAGAAATTGTCCTCGCAGATCTCGCAGATATTTTCCGTCCTTATGCACGCCAGCAGCTCATCATAGACGCTGTCATTACAGTCATAGAGCAGAAGGTATCTTCCGGTGATGATTCCGAAGAAGTCACTCAGAGCGACAAGAAGGCATTCAAGTTGAAAGTCCTCTACGCCACGGTGGATATACCGGACATCGACTGCCAGGAGTTCACGGATCATCATTTCCTCACCCTGCTGCAGGATGCCAAGACAACCTCTCTCGGCCGTCTGGAATATCTCCATTATCTCGGTACTGACCAAGCCACCGTCACGGCACATTTCGCTGATGGCTCCAAGCAGCTGTTCACAGCTGAGGTGGTGGGTGGCAATGGCAAATATACCACCATCGATGTCTCTCCTTCCAAATTCGCAGTCAAGGACAAGGTCTTGACCTTCTTCGATGTCACGGCTGGAGAGCGTCTGCAGACATTCATCATCGACCTCGAGCAGCCAGACGTGGCTCCGATTCTTCTATTTTCAAATTCTTTTGGTTGCCAGGAGCTCATTTATTGCACAGGCAAACATGAGGTGGCTCCAGAATATATCCGTGATACTGCAGTCATAGGTGGCAAGACGGTCAACTACCGCATCACAGAGAAGCGCATCTTCAAGGGAGATACTGGACCGCTGACAACCGCCATGGCCAACTGGGCTGACGACCTCTTCCGTTCCGATGAGGTCTATATCGTCAACATCTACGGTGGTGAGGCTGTTGTCGGCAAGCAGGTGACCATATCCGACTCCAAGAGCGACAATGACAACCTGCCTGATACCATACCGCGTTTCACATTCAGCTATGCTTACTCGCAGCGCCAGCACAATGTCCTGAACATGCACCGTGCAGGCCGCATATTCGATAACACATTTGATAACACATTCAACTGATGAAGAGAGCTGCATTCCATATCAATGAGGTGCTGAAGATGATGGACAAGGCCAACGCTGACCATGCCACCGTCAAGCTTCGTGCGTGGACCACCGACGGCAGAACCGTCAATTATGACGGATGGCTGGTGTCTGGTGGCAGTTGGCGTGGAGGTTTCCACCGCCTCATGCATCCAGCCACAGGCGAGGTTCATACCCTGCCAGACGTTTTTATCTATGAATTTTTAGGATTACCAGTATATCTATGAGCAAAGAAAAATATACCATGCAGCAGGTCGGGGCGCATGGAGACAGTGAGCGATATATGCTCATGCCGACAACTGCGGTTGGTGGGTCAACCACCAACCAGGCTGCCATCGAGCAGCAGTATGGCACAGATACCCATTTCCTCGGTTCAGGCGAGGTGGGTGATGCTATCTATTCGCCTATCACCATCAATGGGCGAGATTATGAGTATATCCACTATGGCGATGACAATGACATGCCTTATGAGCTGCAGCGCCTCCTTCGCATGAATATGATTGCGCAGCGTGCGCAGGCGTTCAACGTGCAATGCTGCTATGGACAGGGAGTCAGATTCGTTGACCGGACAACAGGCAAGGACACCGATGATGCAGAGATCCGTGAGTTCTGTCTGCGCAACAGCGTGCACGAAGTGTTCATGGAGCAGGCGACAGACATGAAGTTCTTCTACTGGAATGTCACCGTCATCATCCTCTCCCGTGACCACACCAAGATTATACAGATGCGGCACAAGGACGTGTCCTACTGCCGATTCGAGCGTCCGGACGCCAAGACAGGTCTCATCAATCACATCTTCTATGGTGATTTCCGCAAGGCGATGTCACCTATTGAGGCAGAGGCGATACCGCTGCTCGACATCAACGATCCGCTGGGCGACCTGATGGCCCGCATGGGCAAGGGACCGGACATCTACACAGGAGAGAGACGTCCTGAACCGAAGATAGGCCGGGACTGCAAGTTCGCCATCGTGTCACGCATACCGACACCAGGATATCAATATTATCCGATACCTTACTATGCCGCCATATTTGATGATGCGTGGTATGATATCTACCGACTCATCGGCATCGGCAAGCGATACATGATCAAGAATACATCTGCACCTCGCATACAGATTGAGATACATAAGGATTATTGGATGAACCTCTGCAACGAGGAGGGCATCATAGACCCTCAGAAGCGTAAGGAACGCATCGATACAGAGAAGCAGTCCATCATCGACTTCGTATGCGGAACGGAGAATGCAGGCAAGGCACTCATCACAGGATATTACTTCGACCCTAACGGCAAGGAGCAGCGCATGGTGCGCATCATCAATCTCAATGAGAGTGGCAAGAAGGAAGGTGGCGACTGGGCTGATGATATGTCAGAAGCGTCTAATTCGCTCTGTTACTCGTTTGGCGTTCATCCTAATTTGGTGGGTGCGACACCGGGCAAAAGCCAGATGAACAATTCTGGATCTGACAAACGAGAACTCTTCATCCTGAAGCAGTCTCTCGAGAAACCTTGTCATGATATCATGCTCAAGCCTTATCATGTCATCCTACATTATAATAAGTGGAGCGAGCGCAATATTACCGTCGATGTGCCGATGATAGAGTTGACTACGCTCGATAAAAACAAGGACATGCAAAAATCATCAGTTAAAAATAACGGCAATGACAATGAAGATAACAATAAATAAGCAGGATTTTGACGATGCCATCTTGGTGGCAACATCATCAAATCCGGAGGTTTTCAATTTGGTGAAACCTCATTTCTCAGATACATATAATCGCATCAAGCGGAATTATCTCGGTGATATAGGTGCTAATTTCTTCGATAAATTCGATGGTTTTCAGCCAATGCTCAAAAAAATGGTCTGTCTTGAGACATTTATCTCGGTGGTCAGGCATCTTGATATTGTGCTCACTCCTGCAGGTTTCGGGGTTGTGAGCAATGGTGAGGTCTCACCAGCATCGACCGTGAGAGTGGAAAATCTCATCGAGCAGGTGAAGCAGACCAAGTATGCAGCAGAGGAGGATATGGTCTCCGTCCTCATGGACAATGCTGAAGGATGGGGACAGACGATGCAGGCTAAGCTCTGCATACCAACATTGGTATGGGGATATAGCGACTACATGTTCGAAGCAAACCTCTCAAAACTCAGTTCGCAGGAGTGGGATAACGTGCGCAAGAACATGCGTCTTGCAGATGAGATCCTGCGTCGTCGCTTCTCTAACGAGCAGATGGACGCTCTCCTCGATAAATACCGCAGAGGCGAGTCTTGGACAGAGCAGGAGCAGAAAGCAGTCTGCCTGATGAAACAATATCTCGTTCTATACGGCAATCCAAGCAGCTTCAGACCTGATGACATGAAGCAGACGCTTGACAGGATCCAACTGATCCTTGACGGAGATGCAGAGACATTCTCTCTCTATCAGAATTCATCAGAGTATGAAAGCAATCATTTCAAGCCTTATGAAAACAAGAAATCAGCACCTGCCTTCCTATTCAATGCATGACGGGCAGATTAATCTTAACATCACAGCGCCAAAGTCATGGCGTGAGTTGTCGCAGGATGAGCTTCGCTATACGCTTTTCCTGCTGACCAGATTTCAGGAGCCGTTGACGGTCAAGACATACCTGTTCTGCCGACTGGCTGGCATTGAGATCATCAAGCACACCCGAACCGGTTGGAAGTGTTCAGTTCTGTGCCGGGTGGACGGCAAGTCAAGCCCCAAGCGCAAAGTGATTTATCTTGAGACAGAGATAGTCCTATCTTTGCTCTCACAATTCGATTTTATCGATGGATTCGATAATTTTCAGCCTTTGCAGGCCATATCTGGCTTAAAAGCCGTCACTTCCATCCGCAAGATAACATTCCAGGATTACCTGTTTGCAGAGAAATATTATCAGCTGTACCTCATGCATAAGGAGGACAAGTTCCTTCAGCAGTTAGGATATCTTCTGTACAGGGATGAGGATGGCAAGCGTGATGACTCAGTGAATTTCACAGCAGAGGAGCTACTCGGAACTTTTTTGTGGTACTCTGATTTCAAGCAAGTGGCAGCAGCCAACTTCCCTCACTTCTTCAAAACTGCAAAGGAGGGTGCAGAGCCGACCATGGAGAATATCACAATGGGCATACGAGCGCAGGTCAGAGCACTCACCGATGGAGACATCACCAAGCAGCAGGCAGTCTTTGAGACCGACTGCTGGGCTGCGCTGACAGAGTTGGATGAAAAGGCACGGGAAGCAGAGGAATACAACGAAAAAATGAAAAGCTTATGACAGAGAAACAGTTCGATGCAATCGCATATTTTAAGCAGTTGACAGAGGAAAACAATACCTGCCGACTTTATAATTTTGTCGCAACGACGTGCTCCGGGCCGGATACGGTACAGGGAGTACTGCAGCAATTCCGCACAGCATCCAACTTCATCATGGTCTCTGATACGGTTGATTCCAACACGCACTCACTGGGCGAAGGTTTCTTCGACCGCAACGTGTACACCGTATGGATTCTCGCTTCTTACAAGCGGGATGATATGGCAGACCGGGAGGAGAAACTGAATATCTGCAGATATATATTCCGGCAGTTCCTCAGTCGCCTGCTGCATGACAAGGAATACCAGAAGTTTGGTGATCAGCTGGAATATCTCAATCTTAATCAGGTCTATTCGACTGAATTAGGGCGATACTCGATGAATGGCTGCACTGGCCTGTACTTCATGCTGACATCAGACGAGCCTACCGATTTACAATATGATGAGAGCTTATGGAAGAAGCAATAGATGAACTCCTCAAATACGAGAAGGGATGGACTGAGAACATGGGCACCTATTGGCGCGAGCGCATGGAGCGCTTGCGCACAATAGATACTGGTGCACTCTATTCATCCATCAAGGGTCACCTCGAGCAAGGCACAGTGACCACCATCGAGCATACTTTCCTGCAATACGGCATCTATGTGGCTGCAGGTGTGGGACCAGCTCACGTCTGGAAAAAGTGGACAGAAGCGCAGGGTGGCGAGAAAATCATGCGCCCAAATGATGGCGACCTTGACTTCCTCAACAAGCAGTACAGAGCCAAGCATGATTTGAATAAACCCAAAAAAGTGGGTCCTGCATGGGGCGGTCGAGTGGCAGGCGGTGTCCCGATTGGCCGAAGAGATTGGTTTTCTGCTAAATACTATGCATCTGTCATGAAACTCAATGAGCATGAGGCTGATTTCTATGGCGAGACATACAATGGACTCATGGCTTCAGCATTGACAGAGATATTCAAGGGCATAGGCGCAGCTCGCAACCTTTGAGCCGTATTTTTAATGATTTCATCGTGTTTTTATCTTTGCACAAAAAAGAAATTATGGCAGATCAATTGAACAAAGAAAAACTTCAGCAGGAGTTTGAGCAGATTCGTGACGAGCGTCGCAAGTCTGCCAATACAGCGGAGCGCATAGGCAATGCGTTCCTCTCATTGCTGCATTTTAATACAGAGGTGGAGGACAGACGGTATCTGTCTCGAGAGCATGATGATACGGCTGGTGGTCTCATCACCTTTGCCAAGGGTCTTGTCTCCAAGGCTCTCGCCAAACTCGCCTCTCTCTTCGTTTCCGGCAATACTCAGCTGGGCGAGAATGGCACTCAGACAACATTCGGCAGTTACGCACCAGATGCTTCCGGAGCATCCATTTCCGTGTCTGAGAATGGCACGTCAACGGCAGAGTTTGATTTTCTCAACATCAGACGAGCAGCCTACTTCCGGGAGATTACCATCAAGGAGTTGAAACATGTCGGAGGCGAAATGGCGCTGACTGCAGCTGCCATGGTTTGCTCCAAGGTCGAGTGGCTCAATGCTCGTGGGCGAGTCATCACGGCAGGCACACCTGCCTTTTACAAGTGTTATTTCGAGACATCGGACGGCAAAAGGCAGATATACCAGGAGTTCGCAGTCGGAGATCAGGCACGTTGCCAGCAGTTCCGCATAGAGTCAGGTTCTGCCTCATTCTCGTCCAACAAATACTATTGGCGTCTGGTCACAGCAGTGGGGGACAACTACATCATACTCTCCAACCAGGATGGCAAATATGATGGCGCTGGTGAACCTGCAGTGGGAGACAATATCGTGCAGCTTGGCTTCCAAGGGGCAAACAACCCAATCCGCACATCAGCCATCATTCTCTCAGCCACGGCAAGCGATGCACCTTCTACAAAATATTATCAGGGCATCACCTCCTTCTCACTCCAGGATTGCGAAGTCAAGGATGAGGGGTTCGAGGGCGGTCAGTTCCACTCCCGCATCTACGGCACCTACTATGTGGGTGATCGCGAGCAGTCCAACTATATCTCATACGACCCGCTGACCAAGACTGCAACCTTCAAGGGCGTGGCCATCTTCGAGCCAGGTACCACACTGCCTGACGGCACGCCAATAGAGCAGCTGCAGAACCTTGGCATCAAGAGCGGCAATATGCTCCTTAATTCCGGATTCACGGGCGACTATACATCACAGCAGTTTGACGAAAAGTCCGAAATCAGCGATGAAACCGCAATTTTCAGCGATTCTGCAAAATTTTGGGAGACAGAAAACGCTGAATTCATCGAGACAGAGGAGAGTGCATCCGGTCATGCCGTGAACCTCACAGAGGGTGGTTTGGCGCAGCAGATTTCAGAGAAGCTCATATCTGGCGAGAAATACACACTATCCTTCAAAGCGAGCGGCAAATCGCTCAAATTCACCGTCGGTGGATATAGCGAAAATATACAGCTTACGGATGAGCTGAAGAGATATTCTGTCATCTTCAGCTGCTCAGATCCGGAGGATAAACGTTTCCGCATATTTGAGGCAACGGCCTGTGTGATGGAGATCACACTTAACCAGGGCAACCTGCCAGTACAGTGGCAGACCGCATTTGATGATCATGACAAGACGCTGGCAAACTTCGAGGCTTTACAATACCTCACTGCTGCAATCACGGAGGCTAAGACTACCGTCAATGGCGGTCTTATCATGACGCAGGACATTCGAGTTGGCCAATACCGCAACGGCAAGATGGTCAAGGAGACAGGAGGCATGAGCGGTTACGCTGCAACCATGAATTCACCATTCATCTGGGGAGGTGGTGATATGCGGAATGCATTCTACACCATCGGCAAATATATCAATGATCCAGGATATATGGCTACCGATGAGGAGTTGAAGAAGATGTGCAGCTTCGTGCTTACCCATGGCGGTCGTGCCATCCTCAATGATATAATCTTGCATGGATATATCTATGCCAAGGGCGGTGTCCTTCAGTCCGTCCGCTCACTAAACGGCAACTTCTCCATCGATGAACAGGGCAACGTTGTATTGAAGGGCAATGTAACTGCAACGTCTGGTTCTTTCGGAGGGTTCAAAATTACGGATAAGCAGATGCATTCTGAAGGCGATGGATATACATTTGATATCTATAAAGACCGTCTGGTCTATGCTGATCTGAAGAACAAGACAACATGGATTGTCAATTCTACCGATGAGGATGGTCTGAAGATGTCTTTGAGCAATGAGGATTCAAGCATCGCCATGAATGTCACTGACTATGGAGCAAGCATGACAGCAAGAGGTGGAAAATTCCATTCCACTTTTTCCAAGAACTACTTAGGCATTACTGCAGATTTCGGTTATACATTTGAATTCCAGATTCTGAGTGGGACTGGTGTAGTTAGAATGCCACTTCCGAAAGCTGGCATAAAATGCTGGGTTAAGACTGATTCTAATTATATGCAGCTCAAAATGGCAGGACTGCCAACGGATGGGTCTAAATGTGAACCTGGGCAAGTCTATGTGGAAAATGGAGTCTTAAAGTTGAAATCATAAATTATAAAATATGGAAAATCTTAACAAAGTGCCGTCATCGGGCACGACATTCGGCAATGTCGTTGAGTCCATCAACGCCAACTTCGGCTTGATACTCACTGCCATCACCGAACTGGAGCAGACCAATAAGCGCAAATACCTCTTCACCAATGAGGCTGAGCTGAAGGCTACCTATCCAAATCCAGATAAGGGCGATTATGCTTTCGTTGGAGAGTTGGCCAATGCTATCGTCTATAAGTGCAATACTGCAGGAATCTGGACCAATACAGGCGAGAAGTGGAATGTTGGCGGCACCATCGATGTGACCGCATACGTATCTCCTTCAGATCCGATTTCAGACCTTACGCAGCTTGTCGCTAATAAGGTGCGCATGCTGCAGAACAAGGGCGAGGTGTTCCTTCCGGCTACCTCCACCAAGGCGGTCCTCGACCCCGACACCAAAAAGGTGCTCGCTGAAGAACTGACCGAAATGCGCTCCAAGGACGAAACCTTTGAGCAGCATGTCTCCTCACAGGCAGGCACCAACAAGGCACTCGCAGACAATATCAGTGCACTTGCCAAGCAGACGACAGATCATTTCAACACTCTCGAGGGTGGCGGCATTACTGAAGATATGCTGAGTGATAGTCTGAAGGAGTCCATCCAGTCGTCAGCAAGCGGCAAGGGTGGCAATACTTTCAATGTGACAGACCAGGTGCCTCTTGAGTCTGGCTTCTATACTCTCGAGACAGCCATTGCAGCCGTACCGGAGAAAAACCGCTCCAAGGGTCTCTGCATCACATTCGAGGCATCACAGGGCAAGTGGCTGACCAAGCAGTTTATCGGCACAGATACCACATCGTGGGATGCTACCGCCTCATGGGAGGACTTCGGGGGAGCCGGAACCGTCAAGCAGGTGACAGTCAACGGAGAGAAGAAAACACCGGATTCTACAGGTAATATCGACATTACCATACCAACAGTCGAGGTCGATGAGACACTGGATCAGGAGAGTACCAACCCTGTAGAAAATAAGGCTATAGCAGCCAAACTGAATGAGATAGAAGGCAACACCCTTGCCTCAACAGATGTCGAGGTGAGTGATGATGGCTCGACCGTTCATGTCTCGCTGAAGAACAAAAACAACGGTGAAATCACCAGTTTTGACGTTCCAGCAGGTGGCGGTGGTGGTGGAGGTGAGACCTCAACCACCAAGATTGTTCTTTCGGCCGTTGTAAACAACAGCATTGTCAAGCGTGGTGGCAGCTCCATGCTCACTTACACATACGACCACCAGTACAGCTCTGGTGATGAGAAGGGGCAGTCAACAGGTCAGAAAGCAACCATCAAGGTGCTGATGAAGTTAGGCGCAACGACCATATATAGTGATACCATCGAGGATGTCAGCAGTGGCAGCTATCAGCTCGACTTGACAAAATATCTGCAGCTGGGCACAACGGATATCTACGTCATTGCCTCAACAACAGACCCTCTGACAGGCAACAAGCAGACCAAGCAGGCTTACACGTCTGTCAAGGCAGTCACGCTCTCGCTGACATCATCATTCAATATTGCCGACTGCGTGGCACTCGGTGGATATGCTGATGATGAGACGGTAAACATACCGTTTGCAGTCAGCGGATCCGGCACCAAGGTGGTGACATTATATGTCGATGGCAAGCAGCGCAATGCGCAGACCGTCACACGAAGCGGGACGACGAATAGCAGCTTCAATCTGGCGATGACTGGATTGGAGAACGGCAGACATACTATTCAGATGGTGGCTGAGATGGAGGCAAGCCCAACGCTGACCCTGTGCTCTGACAGCATCTACTTCGATATACTGAGAGGTGCTGCCGAAGCACCCTATATCGGTGCCAAGATTACATCTGCAGATGGCACCATCTTTACTGATGATCATCTCACGCCAACCATCAAGGCAGGTCAGTATGAGCAGATGTCATTTGACTTCGTAGCCTATGACCCTGCCACAACACCTGCTTCCATGTCTGTCTATCGTGACGATATCAAGACTCAGACGGTCAGCGTGCCACGCACTTTGCAGACATACACCAACCGCTATCTCGACCAGGGCACAATCAATATGCGCTTCGAGGCTGGCGCTACATCTTACAATTTTTTCGTTGAAGTGGAGAAAAGCAGCGTGGATATCGTTGAAATCACAGATGGCCTCCAGCTGAAACTCACCGCCTCTGGCCGTGCAAGCAGCGAGGCAGATCCTGCAGTGTGGCAATATGGTGATATTACCACCCAGTTCAGCGGCTTCGACTGGTCGTCTAATGGATGGACAGGCGATGCACTGAAGCTGACCAATGGAGCCAATATTGAGATTGGCTTCAAGCCATTCTCATCTGATGCGACAAGCACAGGTGCCACCTATGAAATGGAGCTGATGTGCAGCAACGTCACAGACCGTGACGGCATCATCCTTGACTGCATGGCAGATGGAGTCGGCTTCCAGATGACTACGCAGGAGGCTAAGATTCGCACGACTGCAGGCACGGAGGTGAGCACCAAGTTTGCTGCAGGCATGAGCTACAAGATTGCCTTCGTTGTCAGCGGCAAGGGTGGCAACCGACTCCTGCAGCTCTATATCAACGGCACCCTGTCAAGTGCAATCCGATATGCTGCGACTGATTCCATGATACAGCAGACACCTGCTGATATCCGAGTGCTATCTGATGATGCAGACGTTGAATTGCGCAATCTGCGCATATATAACAGGGCACTCAACGACGATGAAGAGCTGTCAAACTACATCGTTGACCGCAAGACAAGCGACGAGATGGTTGTCCTCTTCCAGAAGAATGCTGTCATGAATGATGAAGGCACAGATGTAGATATCGAGAAACTTAGAGCACAGGGCAAGGGTGTGATGCGCATAGTTGGTGATATCGACCTGCTCAACCAGACAAACAACAAGAAGTTCGAGATTCCTGTTGATATCTACTTCTACTCGCCATACGGCAAGCAGTATGACTTCGTCATCAAACAGTGCGGTCTCCGCATTCAGGGTACATCCTCCACGACATACCCTCGCAAGAACTACCGCATCTACATGAGCCGTAGTGAGAAGTATGGCACGCAGCTCTTCGTAAACGGTGTGCTGCAGGAGGACTTCCTTTATTCCTTCAAGCCAGGAGCAAGACCAGTTGACATATTCTGCATCAAGGCAGACTTCTGTGATTCATCGTCAACCCACAATACAGGTGCGGTTCGCATCGTCAATGACGTGTTCAAGCGCTGCGGATGGCTGACACCTCCACAGGCAGCCTATAAGGGTGAGTATGACGTGCGCATTTCTGTAGATGGCTTCCCTATCGACGTATTCTACGACCAGAATGGCGATGGCACGAATGCTTATCTCGGCAAGTACAACTTCAACAACGAGAAGTCCGGATCTGCAATTGTCTATGGCTTCGAAGGCATAGAGGGCTTCAATGACGAGGCAACCTTGGCAGGTCAGCGCAACAAGTGCATCTGCCTGGAGTTCCTCAATAACTCAGAGCCTATCTGTCTCTTCGGCACGGCAGATCTCGCACGCTTCGATGCTGCGCTGGAATTCCGCTTCAAGCCTGATCAGACTTGGGATACAGCTGATCCTGAGGATAAGGCTGCAGTGCAGAGACTGTGGCAGTGGATATACTCCTGCAAGGGCAATCCGACCAAGTTCCAGGCAGAATACCAGGGGTACTTCTTGAATGAAGCGCCATTTGTCTGGTACATCTTCACAGATTACTTCATGGCATTGGATAACCTTGCAAAGAACATGATGCTCGTCACATGGGATGGTGTGCACTGGATGTTCATACCTTATGATATGGATACCCTTTTCGGCCTGCGCAATGACTCATATCTCAAATATGACTATACCATTACACATGATACATTCGATGACAGCATCGGCAGCTATGCCTTCGCTGGTCACGATAGCATCTTGTGGGAGCTTGTCAGAGCATGCCCGGACAAGTTGCGAGAGGTCGCAGAGACCATCCGCAGCAATATGTCACTCGATTATGTCCTGCAGGTGTTCAACGAGCAGGAGATGGGCAACTGGTGTGAGCGCATATATAATAAGGATGGCATCTTCAAATATGTCACTCCGCTCATCGAGGGCATCAAGACCACGACGGGCACGATGACCTACGACTATCTCTATGCACTGCAGGGTAGCCGATATGCTCACCGTTGCTACACCATCCAGAACCGTTTCGCCCTGCTCGACAGTCAGTATGTCTGCGGAACCTACCGCAAGGACAGTTTCGGCTGCTACTTCGGCTACAAGTTCGGATCAGACAACCGAAAGATCAAGATAACCGCATCAGAGAGGTATTATTTCGGTTATGGCTATACCTCCGGCACTCCTCATCAGAGTGCAGTGCTCGCAGCCGACAAGGGCTCACAGGTGCAGCTGGTCCTCGACACAGACCTCATCGTCAATGACCCTCAGTATATCTATGGTGCATCACGCATCATGGGCCTTGACCTGACAGATGTCAGTCACGCTATCCTGCAGACACTCAACCTGAGCAACCTCACGGCACTCACCACACTCGATATCAGTTGCGCTGGCACACAGACAACGCTCAATAACCTGATAGTGGATGGCTGCAAAAACCTGCGATCTCTCAATATGGGCGGTCTGAAGAGCACGCAGCTCACTGGCATGGATCTCACCCACAACACCAAGTTGGAGACCTTCGAGGCATCAGACACGGCACTCACAGGTGTCACCTTTGCCAAGGGTTCACCGCTTGTCAAGGCGGTTCTGCCTGCAACATTGCAGACACTCGATCTGCAATATCTGCCGAAGCTGCAGGCTGATAATCTGACACTGGAGGGCACGGACAGCATCACACGTCTCGTCATTGACAGTTGCCCTGGCATAGAGTGGACGGCACTCAGAGCCAAATGCCCTAACGTCAAATACCTCCGTGTGACAGGCATCAACGAGGAGGGTGACGGATCACTCCTGCGTCAATACATGGAGATGGGAGGTGTTGACGAGACAGGCGGCAATGTGGATACCTGCCGTCTGGTCGGATCATACCAGCTCACACAATATATTGATGATGTGGAGTTCCAGACATACCAACAGCATTATCCGGAACTCAACATCATGCAGCCACCATACACCATTGTGGAGTTCGATGATAGTGTTGCAGACGATGCAAACGTCAGCAACCTCGACAACGAAACTGGATACAAATATGGCAATGCATATCAGCCATCAGGTCACATCAAGGCATATCTGAGTCAACGTCACAGAGTGTTGGCCAAGATTACCAAAATGCCTACGCAGACTAATGTAAAGATGGGCGGAATAGATACCGTCATGAACAAAACGGATGGTGAGGCAACTTACTATCCACTGCATGACGATAATTCCAACTACTATGCTGATGCCAATCAGGTCAGAGACTGCACTGCAGCCAAGTTGGACGGCACAGAGGGAGATATCATGATGCTCGAACCGCACAAATGGTTCAAGGGCATCAATGATTACCTCAACAAAAAGCATTATTATTGCCTGAGCGTCAACAAGGGTGTCCCTTCCGTCTCTGTTGATACCATCCAGATGAGCATTGATGAGATTAAACAGACCAAGGGCGGATGGCGTGAAGGCTATAAGCTGACTGCAAACAAGCAGACACTCAGTGAGTCATACGTGTCAGACAGCAGTTATGCAGTTCTCAAGATTGATATTGGCGGATATAGCAGAGTCAGATTCCCGACTGTGACGGGCACCAACATGGCCTGCTCACTCTTCCTCGCAGAGGATGGCAGCATCATCAGCAATGTGATTGTGCCTACCATCAACCAAACATTTGAACCTGGGCAGTATATCATCAAGGATATACCTGATGGAGCAAAGACCCTATATGCAACAGTGTATAAGAATACACCGGGCGACAAGGTCGTGCTGAGCAATTCTGACAAGATTGAGGATATGGAGCCAGACTGGGTTGAAGTGGATGAATATCTCTGCGCTGTTGTCGGCAGCACGGTTGTCGGTGACAAACTCCGAGCTTGCGTCTCTGGCGGTTCGACTACCGCTAATATGGCGTGGTCAGACTTTCATTATTACTCTGTCCTTCGAGGCATGCAGCAGATTGACTTCTCCATGCATAGCGACATCGCCAACCTTTTCTACATGAAGTATGGCCGTCGCAACTCACAGGAACAGTGCGGTGCAGGCTCGCATACCAATATGCGCACGACTGGTGGGACCATGTCGCACGGCATGACTGATACCATCGGTTTTGATGCAGCCAAGGCAATCAATGCATCAATCACGAATAGCATCGTAGATTATGGTGTGCATCAATTTGCCTGGTACCAGGAGGGTGATGAAGAGAGTGGAGCTACCATCGTCAAGCAGGTAAACAGCATCTGTTGCTGCGGATATGAGGATATCTACGGACATAAATATGATATGATGGATAACTGCGACATGCCTAATGACAGTGCTCATTCAAACATGGTTCGCATATTCATGCCAGATGGCAAAGTCCGCTACATTAAATCATCATCAAATAACGGTATCTGGATTACAAATGTCTATCATGGACAATATGGTGATGTCATTGGTGTTGGTGCAAAATCAGGGTCAGCAAGCACATATTATGGCGATACATATTGGGTTTCTGGTTCTGCCTACCGTGTGCTCGCTCGGGGTTGCTTCAATGCGAGTGCGTATGGCGGTGTCTCGTGCACGAGTGCGGATAGCGACGCCTCGAACTCGAGTGCGGGCTGCGGGTCGCGTCTGGCCTTCCGCGGCAAGCTCGTCAAAGCGTCGAGCGTAGCGAGATATAAAGCGGCAAGAGAAGTTGCATAAAGCGAAAATCGGAAAAATCGACATGCAGCAGGTGATTAAAAACCGCCTGTGGCGGTCGATTTTTTTTTGTTTTTCGCATATATAAGAAAAAAATATATTACCTTTGCAGGCGAAAGGCAGAGTCTCCCAAGACCGTGTGCTCGCTCGGGGTTGCAACAATGCGAATGCGAATGGCGGTGTCTCGTACACGAATGCGAATAACGACGCCTCGAACTCGAATGCGAACTACGGGTCGCGTCTGAACTACTATTTAATCGGTTCTACGGCATAGCCGACGTGTCGGCAAGGCAGTGACCGAGGGAGATGAGCCACGCTCACAGAGCGAAACATCAAGGAGTGGGTAGAGTTTGGTAGGTCCTTCAAGGATTCGAAGAAGTCGGACCCCATTAAGGAAGGCTATGCGCAGAGAAGGCAACATAATACAGGAAATCGTCGAACATGGCAATATGTCCAGCTCCTTCGACCAGGTTCTTAGGGGCTCCGCCCGTAAGCAGTGCCGTGAAGGAAAAGAATTGTTGGCACATCGAGAGGAAGTTATCGCCAACCTTCAGCGTGAAATAGCCGATGGCACATTCACGGTGACCGAATACCGTGAGCGTCTCATTGTTGAGTATGGCAAGCATCGCAGACTGCAGATTGTCGTCATGGAGAGACGAATAGGCTGCAATGCAATTATGAATGTCGTGGATAAGCACCTGCACGCTCGATACATTCGCACAACAGGGGCAAGTATCAAGAGACGAGGCACACACGACACGATGCTGCAGGTGAGCAAAGCCCTCAAAGAAAATCCACATATCAGATATGCCTATCAGTTCGATATAAGGCACTTCTATGATAATGTGGCTCACCAAGTTGCTAAGGATGCATTCGCTCATGTGTTCAAGGACAAAATCCTGCTGAAGATACTTGGCAGTCTCATCGATATGCTGGAGACTGGCATCAGCTTCGGCTTACGCTCATCACAGGCAACTGGCAATCTCATTCTGTCCATCCACCTCGATCACCCTCTCAAAGACGAGATTGGGGTCAAGCATTACTTCAGATATTGCGACGACGGACTGGTTCTTGCTGAGTCCAAGGCGGAACTCTGGGTGATTAGAGATGCCATCCACGAAATGCTCGAGGCTATTGGCTTCGAGATTAAACCAAACGAGAGAGTTTTTCCGGTTTCCGAAGGTATTGACTTTGTCGGATATAAAATCTATCCTGATCATGTTCTTGTTCGCAAGCGTATCAAGAAGAAATTCGCAGCTAAAATCAAGAAAATCAAATCGCGCAAACGTCGTCATGAACTCGTTGCCTCATTCTATGGCATGACGAAACATGCCGACTGCGTTAATCTCAATAATAAACTGATAGGAGAAAAAACTATGAGATCATTCAAAGACTTAAAGGTCACTTATAAACCTGCCAACGGGCAGAAGTATTTTCCTGGTGATACAATCTCTATAAGAGATCTCGTCAATCTGCAAATCATCGTGCATGATTTCCAACTCGGTGTCAAGACACGAGAAGGCGAAGATCGATGTGTCGTGTCAATAGAGATGGGGGGGCAAATGAAAAAGTTTATTACAAATTCGGAGGAAATGAAAAATGTGCTTAGCCAAATTGGGGAGATGCAAGACGGATTCCCATTTGAGACAACCATCAAGGCAATGTCTTTTGGCAACGGTAAAACCAAATATGTTTTCACCTAAATGGAAAAAATTAACGGTAGCCCTGACGTGCAGCTCTTAGAATGCACTAATCCGGTTAGAGGCTATTGGCGCATCAGATTCGATGTGCAGATTAAGGATGACGGATCTGCTGACTACTACGAACATCGGTTCTTTGCTAAACCTCAGCTCGAAGTCATTAAATCAGTCATCACAGAGTTTATCAATGAGCAGACGAATACAACCATTCTGTCCGGTCTCAAATACGAAAATCAGCTTGTCTGGCTATCTGCCGAGAACCAGGCTAATTACAAAGCTGCTTATGATCTTGCAGTGCAGACGCAGGGAGAAAGTCTACCATACAAGGTCAAACTGGGTGGCGAAGATGCTCCAGTCTATCGAGAGTTCACATCATTGCAGGACTTCAAGGCGTTCTATCTATCTGTGCAGAAGCACATCAATGACACCATCAATGACGGATGGAAACGGAAAGATGCCATTGATTGGAGCAAATATCAATAGCTCTTGCGAAAATTAATAACCATATCTTGACGGCTTAATCAGTTTGTTCTGGTTAAGCCGTATTTTTATTTCATCCATTTGCATATTATATTTGCAGTAAAAAAGATAATATGCAGCAGCAGACTAAAGAAAGAATTCAATACGGCAGCGCCATGGTAGTCTTGGCATTTGCCATTGCACTGGTCTATATCAGCTACTTCCTCTCCAAGGACGTGACTGATAACGTCCTCTGGTATTTCGGGCAGAGCCTCATGTATGTGGCATCCTTCTTTGGCGTGAACATCGCCATGGATGTCAAATTCGACAAACTCCAGAATAAATTCAAAAATCACAATAATAATGAAAAGAAAGATTAAGTACATTTTCGTTCATTGTACAGCAAGCCGACAGACATGGTCAGTCGATGCCTTGCTCAAGGAATTCACCAACAAGGGCTGGCACTATCCTGGATATCACTGGATTGTGGAAGCTAATGGCAAAGCTACGCAACTCATGACAGAGGATTTGCCATCGAATGGAGTCAAAGGATACAACCATGAGTCTATCAATGTCGCATATATGGGTGGCATCTCACGCTCAGGAAAGCCTATCGACAACCGCACAGATGAGCAGAAAGCTACACTGCGCGAGCTTCTCACTGAGTTGAAGCAGCGATATCCTGAAGCTAAGATTCTGGGACATCGAGATATTTCACCAGACCTTAACCATAACGGCAAGGTGGACGTCTGGGAGCGCATCAAGGCCTGTCCATGCTTCGATGCAATTCCTGAATACGCTGATATTAAATAATTGAAGCCATGAAGGGATTCGAGAGAAAAATGGTCATTGGCTGCATGTTCCTGATGGTGCTGCTGACGATTGTCGGCAGTTTCCTGATTTTCGACAGCAGACAGAAAAAGGCTAATGAGGAGATGAGAATGCAGCTGCACCAGCTGCAGTTGCAATATTCACCGCTGCAGCGTGATACTGTTCGTGACTCCATCAAACTCATCACTCAGCAGGTGATGGTCATGGACAGAGGCGAATATAAACTGCTGGCTGCAGACAGACAACTTCTGAAGGATCTACAGTTGAAAATCAGGCAGGTTGTCTCAGATCAGCGAGTGTCCATGGTCACTGCTGATTCAGTCAAGACAACCAGACATAATTCTGTTTTCGCATATAGTGATGCATGGTTGTCACTGCGTATTGATACGGCAGACTCCATCTTGACATACAGAGCAAGAGACAGCCTTCAATGCATCGTGGCAAGACAGTTTAAACATAAGTTTCTTTGGTGGAAGTGGGGAACAAAAGGTTATAATGTCAAGGTGCTGAACTTCAACCCACATTCTACAATATTATATAATAGCTATATACAAGTCAGCAAATAATGGCAAGACAGGAAGTATATACAACCATCGTCAAACTCAACTCTGAGGAGGCGAAAAACCGACTCAAGGAGTTGGAGGACAAAGTCGCTCGTCTGAAAAAAGCTAAACAGGATGCTTTTTCGACGGGCGATTCCCGTTTAGGCGCATCACTCGCTAAAGACCTGAAGGCTGCTGAGCGAGAGATGAAGCAATTCAAAAACTCTACCATGAGCGTCAAGGAGACACTCAACAATCTCTCTGATGCCAGTCTCGGACAGCTGGAGAAAGCTGCGAGACATCTGAAGGGACAGATGAAAGCAGTCTCTGACCCATCAGATTATGCTAAGTTAGAAGAGCAGCTCTCTAAAGTCAAAGACCAGATGCTGCATCTGAAGGGGGCTACCAAACAAGCTGAAGCAGAAGCGCAGCGCATGACTCAGACGCTCAATAATCTGCAGCATGCATCCATTGATGATCTCAATTTCACAAGAGGCAAGCTTCGCTCACAGATGAACTCCATTGATCCTTCGTCAGATTCTTATGCACAGTCTGCCGCCAAGTTGAAACTCGTTGACGCAGAACTTGAGCGCATTAAACAATCTGAGCAGAAGGTGGTCACAATCATGCAGCAGTATGACAGAGAAATTGGAGAGGCAAATGTGGATATCAAGGAGACCAAGCGTCAGATGCAGCTCGTTGACAACACACTCGCTCATCTCAAGACATCATCTGTCCGTGATTTGGAATATTCAATGAAGGTTCTCAACAAGGAGATGAGAGGTCTGGACAGAGGGTCCGAAGCATTCAAGCAAATGCAGCAGCAGGCAAAGCAGTTGAAAACAGAATTGGAGGCAGTACGTGCTGAGGGTAAAGCGCAGCAGTCATGGATAAACAAGACTGCAGACTGGTTCAACCGTATGCAGGGTGTCATATTAGGTGCAATTGCTGCCGTTTCAGGCTTGACATTCACGATAAAAAGCTGCGTCGAGAAGTTCGCCTCCATGGATGAGGAGATGACCAATGTCCGCAAATATACAGGACAGACTGCAGATGAGGTGGAACGCATGAACGAGGACTTCAAGAAAATGGAGACACGAACTGCTCGCGAGAAACTCAACCAACTGGCAGGTGATGCTGGTAGATTGGGAATTACGGCAACTTCTCTCGTCGAAGAATTCGTTGATGGTGCTGATAAAATCAATGTCGCATTAGGTGATGATCTCGGAGATGAAGCTGTCTCGCAAATAGGTAAACTGGCTCAAATGTTTGGTGAGGACAAAACAAAAGGTTTACGAGGTGCCATGTTGGCCACAGGTTCTGCAGTCAATGAGCTGGCTCAGAATTCTTCTGCCTCAGCAGGCTATCTCGTTGATTTCACCGCCCGTGTGGCTGGTGTTGGCAAACAAGCTGGCTTCACTCAGGCGCAGATCATGGGTCTCGCATCAGTCCTCGACCAGAACATGCAGCAGGATGAGACCGCTGCTACTGCCGTGCAGAACCTTCTCGCCAAGATGTTCCAGGACTCAGCCAAGTTTGCCAAGATTGCAGGACTCAACGTCAAGGAGTTCTCAAAGACATTGAAGGAGGATGCGAATGGAGCACTCCTCCAGTTCCTGGCAGCACTGCGCTCCAAGGGTGGTTTTGCACAACTCGCACCTATGTTCGAGGAAATGAAGATGGATGGATCGAGAGCAACTGGTGTCCTCACCGTCCTCGCAGACAAGCTTGATGACATCAAAGTCGCTCAGGATCTTGCAACTAAATCATACGCTGAGGGCACATCAATCATCAATGAGTTCAACACTCAGAATGAGAGCGTCCAGGCACAGCTCGACAAGGCTCAAAAGAAATTCCAGGATCTCGCGATAGAGTTGGGGCAAAAGCTCTACCCTGCGGCACGATATTGTATATCTGCAGCTAACCTTGGTGTTCGAGCACTCTCAACACTCGTTGACTTTGTTAGAGATTACTGGAAAGTTTTGGTTGTGTTGACTGCAGCTATTGTTACATACACGGCTATTTCTAAGGCTAAGCTCATAGCAGACAAAGCACAGATGCTATGGCTTAACATCATGATTCTGCGAGAGAAAACGCATATCTTCCTCATGGGGCTCAAGACATCTGCTCTCAAGACAATGGCAATTGTTCAGATGACGCTGACGAAGGAGATAAAACTGACCACAGCTGCGCAGATGTTGTGGAACAAGGTGTTGTTGGCCAACCCTATCACAGCCGTGATAGCTGTTGTCGTAGGCCTGACAGCAGCAATCGTTACCTTATCCAAGGAGACGAGCACGGCAGAGCAGGCTCAGCGTGACTACAATGATGCCGTGACCGATGCCAACAGGCAGACTGCAGAAGAAGAAGCATCCATCATGCGCCTCGTATCTGCCATCCAGTCAAACACTAATGCCGAGTCTGACCGCAAGGCTGCACTCGAAGAACTCAATGGAAAGCTCATGCGTGAGCATCTGGGCAACATTACTGAAGAGGCAGTTCGAACAGGCCAAGCTACGAGACAGATTCAGTCATACATCGACATGATGAAGAAGAAAATCGTCATAGATGGATTGCAGAAGAAACTGGCGGAGTCTATAGCAAAGCAGGCAGAGGCAGAAGATCTGTTAAGTGATGGTGATAATGACAATCGCGGCTTCTGGAAACGTTTTTGGGATCGTCTCAATCCGTTTGCAGGTGTCAAGACAAAGAAGCTGAACTTTGCTTCCGATAACAGAGATCAACTGCTAAAGGACGTAGAGCGTGAAAAGCAATATCAGCAGAAACTCATCGACAAGATTAATCAACTGGAGTCACAGCATTTTGAGGTGAATGACCCAGAACCTTGGCGCAATAATGGCTTCAATGGCAAGGGCAATGATGGTACCATCATTAAGAAGCAGAGTACAGCCGGCACTCATCAGGTTTCAGAAAAAGAGCACAAGGCTCGTGTCAAGGCAGAGAAGGCAGCTGCAGCCGAGGAACGTAAGCGCCAGGCTGAAGCCAAACGCAAGCAGAAGCAGGCAGCCGATAGCATCAAGGCTGAGACCAACGAACTGATGGCAGACAACGCCAAAGCCTATGCAGAAGGCAAGAAAACCTATCAGCAGTTCATCGATGACAGACAGAGCATCCAAATTAAGGGTTTTGCCAAGCTGAAACAGTTGTATGGTGCTGAGAGTAATGAGTACAAGCAGTTACTTGACAACCAGGTCAATGTTGTCAAGCAACATGATGATGCCATACAGAAGATGAATGAGCAGACCATTGAGCGTGAGCGCCTCCAGAAGGAGGCTGAAATCAAAGCACAATATAATGATATCAACTCGAAAATATATCAGAATGACATCGCCCTCGATGAAGCACTCTATCAGAATGAAGTCGATGCTATGCAGAAACGTCTGTCCCTATACAATGAGGGAAGTGAGGAGTGGCTTGACCTCAAAGCAGAAATGGAGCAGGCATCTCTTGATCATCAGCTTCAGATGCAGGAGAACTACATGAGCCAGCTGAAGGAGTTGCGTCAGCAGTTTGGCAAGCAGGATGTTCAGGCACAGGAAACCATGTATCTCAATGGTCTTGATAATCTCTACAAAAAGGGACTGATCAAAGAAGAGGAATATCAGCAGATGAAGTTGGAGATAACCAAGCAGTTCGCAGCCCAGAGAGCGCAGATTGAGGCTGAGGATCATGGAGCTGGCTCAACGCAATCAAAGATTGACTTCAAAACAAATGAGATGGTCAATAGCGCCAAGGCTGCAGCCGGGGATGCACAGTCAACTAATGGCAGTTTCGGTGGATATTTCGTTTCACAGGTGCAGAACTATCAGAATACCATGGAGAAACTGAAAGAACTCTATGGTTCAGATGAGCAGAACCATGCAGCCTACATGCAAGCTAAGGCGCAGGTGACTTCAAATTTCCTCGATGGAATGGTGCAGAGCACACAGGTTGCATACGATGGCATCAACAATATCATGTCAGCCGCATCAGCTTATTCGCAAGCGTGTTCAGATCTGGAGCAGGCTAAAATCTCTAAAAACTACGAAAAGCAGATTGCTGCAGCAGGAAACAACTCCAAAAAGAAGAAAAAACTGGAGGAAAAACGTGATAAGGAATTGGCTGCTGCCAAGACCAAAGCCAGCAAAAAAGCCATGAAGATTGAGATTGCTCAGGCTATCGCTTCTACTGCAATGGCTGCCATCAATGCATATTCTTCCGCTGCCAAGATACCAACAATAGGTTGGACCTTAGCACCGATCGCAGCAGGCATGGCCACTGCAGCTGGTATGCTGCAGATTGCTACAATTAAAAAGCAGCACCAGGCAGAGCAAGCTGGATATTATTCTGGCGGTTATACAGGAGGTAGGCGATATCGCAGAGAGGCAGGTGTTGTCCACGAAGGTGAGTTCGTTGCCAACCATCAGGCTGTCAATAACTCATCGATACGCCCGGCATTCGATCTCATCGATCGAGCGCAGCGTGCAAACACGGTCGGCTCACTGACCGCTGATGATATCAGCAGAGCTCTCGGTTCTGGTGGCGGAGCTGCAGTCGTCACTCCTATCGTCAACGTCAGCAATGACAACAGTGAGGTCCGTGAGTCCCTCGACGGGGTTAATACAGCCATCACACGTCTCAACCAGGCACTTGATGATGGCATCGAGTTGGAAGTCCCTATTGCCGGGCGCAACGGCATACATCGCAGACTTAAAGATTATGAGAGAATTCTAAATAACAAGTAGTATGATTACATGCATTATCAATGGGCATAAAGCCTATCCCATATCTACATCATCCATCAAGGTGACATACGCCAACCAGTATGTCACCGATGATGGTGAGTACACCTATGATATCACCTTCCCCATGAATATCCTGGAGAACCGAGTCATCTTCAAAAACGTCTCACGTCTTGAAGTCAAGAAGAATATCGCTAAATATGATGACTGTAAGCTATATTGCAATGGCAAAATCATCATGAGCGGTGTCGGAACTGTACTCTCTATTAATCAGAAAGAAGTCAAAATGCAGATTGTTGGCGGAAAATCCCGCATCAAATTCAATGAACGCATGACCAAGCACTACATTGACGAGATTGACATGGGTGAGTCAACACCACCAGGAGCAGTTGTTGATAAGTCTGCAGGATTCCACGATGTCTTATATAAACTCAGGAGTGTATATAGGCTGGATACCGACCAGACAAAATTTCTCGGGGAAAGTGGAAAGTGGTGCTATGTCCCGTGCAGAGACGAGACATATAATCTCATAGCCAACTTTGTTGGAGTTGACCGGACAGGAAATCTCATCGGCTCCAAAGACCCTTACATAACTAATATTGCAGTGCAGCCAAATCTCATGTATGTGCTCAAAAAAGTAGTAGAGCATGAGGGATATCGCCTGTTGCGTAATGATTTCGACGTGAGCCCATGGAACCAGCTCTACATTGCATCAGCTTACAAAACGCAAGAGCTTCGCAAGGCTCTGCCTCACTGGTCAGCATACACCTTCATCGAAGAGTTTCGCAAACTCTTCAACGCTACAGTTTATTTCGATGATATGGCCAAGACATGTAAGATTATCAAGGCATCTGAGTTGACAACTGTAGGGGACGTTAATGTGGAGCCGCTTGAAGAGTACACTGGTGATTATGACTCAGATGGTTCTTTCACCACTTCGTCAACCGCCAATTTGCAATACAACTTAGGGGAGGCGGCCAACAGAGACGAATACGAGAGTATATCTCAGAAAGTTTTCGATAATTTCCCCGTTTTTAATAGTTTTGACGGATTCGGCCCATATAACCAGTTCGAGGTTGACACAAACGGATGGGATGAGAAAAAGAAGCGCACTACCATCATAAGATGGAATGGCAGCTACTATATCTATGTCGAGGATACTGATGGCAATAAAACATGGCAATTGGCTGGCGTCTGGTCTCCACTTGTGCGTGATCCGGCATCTGACGATTACACAGACCTCAATATATCGCCAGCTGCGCAGGTTGTGGAGGACGTTGAGTTCAAGTCATCCTTTTTTGAAAATAAACATCAGGAGAAGAGATACATGCTCTCAATACCAAACGACAAGGAGAATGATGCAAAGGATAATGATACAGATGATGACGGTCTTAGCTACGTGTCAGTGCAGGATGCGTTGGACGACGACTCATCATTGGACAATAGCGAAGATGATCAGGAGTGCATGAATATCTTTTTCTATCTGCCGGGGAGAGTGCAGACATATGAAAATGCAGATAGTTTCTCTGTCTCATGGGTGGGGGAGAAATCAAGATGGCCACATTTCATCACGGATTGCCGCATCAATGTTAAATATCGAAGTATAGGCCATGGCTCTATAGATCTGTCTAACCCTTACAGAGATATTGAGAGAAGCTCACTATCGCTCAATCCGTATTTTACTGCAGGAAATAGTATCGGCTTATTCCATAAAACAGGATATAAAATTGATAATAAAAATAGTCTTGAGATTAAATTTAAGTCAGATAAGATACCAGATCCATCAGACATATACATCATAAGAGGCAAACGTTTCGTTTGCGAAAAAGTGGAGGTGGAGATTAAAAATGATGGCATAGAGCCTATCATGACGGGCACTTTCTATATGTTGACATGACACCTTAATATATATAAGAGGCGACAGAACTGCTCTGCCGCCTCTTATTATTATAGAATGCCTCGATAATTCAAAATGAGTTCATTTGCTTCTTTGATATCCTTCGGAGTATAGATATCCGTGATGAGAATGGATGAGTGACGTGCCTGGTCTCTGACAGACAAGACGTCGGTGTTAGCGCGGAGCATATTCGTGATACCAGTATCCTTTAGACTGTAGAACTTATAGCGCATCGAGAAGCCGAGATCTTTGCGAAGGTTTCTGTGCCAGTAGTCCCGGAAAAACTTTTCACTCTTATGCTCCACTCCAGGAGTGAAATCAGAGGAAAATAAATAATATTGGCTTGGATATGAAAATATATTTAAGTCAATCATCAACTTGATGACATGAGATGGAAGGGTGATGGTCGCATCATTTCCATTTTTCGTATGCTCGCCATGGAGGATGAGCGTTTTCTTATTCAGTTGAAAATCGCCAATTTTCAGAAAAGACAATTCACGGGGGCGCACAAACAGATAGTGCAATATCTCGCAGGCAAGCAGAAAATGCTTGTTTCTTTCCATGAGATAGACGCGGATCTGCTCCATCACTTCGTCAGGTATCACATCACGCTCTTTCTTGCGTCTGTTCTTGATACGCTCGAAGCTTTGAGTAGGATTCTGACCGATATAGCCTCGCTCCAGGAGATACTTGGAGAATGTCTTGAGCCATGTGAGATAATTATTTCTGGTTATAACAGTATTGTTCCGCTCTACAAAAATATAATCCAGGAACTTGCTCACATTGTGGTGGTCCCATTGATAGCTGTATGTGATGTTCATTCGCTTATCATGTATCCAGTTCTCGAGAACATTGACCTTGCTGGTGTAGTCCTTCAGACTCTCCTCACGCAGGTTATGTTCATTAAAGAGCTTCTGCAGATACTCTCTGTATCTGAGCAATACATCTGCAAATTTCGTATACTCGAGAGGCTGGCTTGCCTCTATCCATGGGTTCCAGCCATCCATGAGTTTCTCTGTGAGACGCTTCATCAGCGCATCAGCATATTCACGCTGCTGACGCTTACCCTTGATTCTGTCAAGCATGATTCGTTTTCTTCTGAGCCTGCCAAAGGACGGGTCAAAAGCGGAAAAGGAGACATAACACTCAGATTTCTGATGGAAAACAGGAGGTTTCCATCCAATGACGCTGCTCAGAACAGCCTCGTTTGATTGTAAGGAATAATTTTTTTTAACCATATCTTTAATTTTCTTGCAGACATGGTGTATTTGAAATAATGATGCCGACTTTTTACCGGATTTTAATTGCTCTAACTATCAAGTTTTGAGCACTTTTCACCTTAATATATATAATATAGCTGTTTGCAACCGTTCCGACTTTTTACCGACTAAAATACCCTAAAAATGGGTTAAAAGCCTGATAATCAGAAAGTAAAACTATATTTGGTCGGGATTACTGGACTCGAACCAGCGACCTCATCGTCCCGAACGACGTGCGCTACCAACTGCGCTAAATCCCGCTTTTATTGAATGCAAAAGTACATAAAATCTGATATATCTCAAAATAAAAAGGTAAATTTTAAACTTTTTTGAAAGAAAAGTGCGGAAAAATTTGGTGGAATCAAATAAAAGTACTACCTTTGCACCCGCAAATGAGAATTCTTGTTTGTTCATATTAGTTGGTGCCATAGCTCAGTTGGTAGAGCAAAGGACTGAAAATCCTTGTGTCCCCGGTTCGATTCCTGGTGGTACCACTTCTTATTAGAAGCCGAATCTTCGTAACAAGATTCGGCTTTTTTAATTTTCCTAATGTTTTATATATTTCGTTTTAATGGCACATTGACACTTATGAAAACGTTTGCGTGTAAAAAGTGAAACGAAAACGTTTGCTGTATCAGAATTTTGGCTACCTTTGCAGCGTAAAAGTAAATCATAAAAACCAAAATAATATATCTACTAAACATTTTAGTTTAAAATGAAAAAAACTTATTTACTGCTTTTAGCGGGTATGTTTGCTTCCGTTGTTTTTGCGAACAACAAGCAAACCGTTAAAATTGATGGTGTTGTCTCAGACAAAACCGTCACCGAGATCACCTTCGATGGTGATAACGTAACACTCAATTATGCGGACAATTCTTCTGAAACGAAGGATATGTCGCTTGTGTCTCTTTCTTTTTCTTATGATTCTACTACAGGAATCAACAAGATAGAAGAGGTCAAGAAGTCATTGCAGGGTAAGGTTTTTAACCTCAATGGCCAACTCGTAGGTAATTCTCTTGAGGGATTGTCTAAGGGTATCTACATCGTGAATGGTAAGAAAGTAATTATCAAGTAAAAAAGGAGGAACGTAAAATGAAGAAAATGGTATTTACTTTGGCACTCCTCTTGATGAGCTTGAGTGCTGTCATGGCACAGACATGGACATTTGGTGCAATGAGCGAGGCTGATAAGGCTTTATGTTCAGCTGATGCTAATTGGGTATTGGGAACTGATCGCTACGGCTATACCTTAGCTTTGGAGAAAGCGGCTCTTGTTGCAAATGGCTCAGAATTGGCTTATACCAAGGGCTTGAAGTTTACTGCTGGTGCTCCAACAGATAAGTTAGATTCAAAAGCAAAGGTTCGCTTGAACTATGGTTCTTCTCGCTTGGAATTGAACGGAAATGGTGTTTCTTTGATTATTTCAAGTCTGAAGGCTGGTCAGAAAGTTACTGTAAGTTGCTCTACTGGTAAAACAGGAACAGCACGTGGCTTGGATGCTACAAATATCACTCCTGTTTCTGGCTCTTTCAATGCTACTTCTACAGATCAGGTTACCAACGTAGGAACTGTAACTGCTGATGGTGATGTCGTGTTGAAAACCAATGGTGGTGGTATGAACATTTATAGCATCAAGGTTGAGACTGTAGGTGGCGGATCTACCGTTACTCCTGGTTCTACCGACAAAATTACCAATGCCGTTGCTCGTAACAGCAAGGTCAATCAGATGTATGTTACCACCAATGCTGGTGATGTGAAGTATTATAATACTGCCGACTTGACAAGTGTGAAGTTCGAAGGTGATAAGGCAATCATCGCTCCTAAGTCTGGTGCAGAGAATGATGAGTACAATGCTTCAGTTCAAGCCATCAGATTTGCTAAGAAGGCCGATCAGGGCGAAAGTGGTGATATTGACAATCCTGCAGGTGTGATTCAGATTACTGAGGCAAAG